TGTATATATACAATCACCGCCTAAAGTAATTACAAAGGTAATTGTACAAGACACTTTTTTAATTGATACTATTTATGCTACAGATACTGTTATTGTAATGGACACTTATAGAGATACCATTATATATAGAGTAGTTGATGTTAGGCCAACACTACAACCTATCATTAATACAACAGAATATAAATTTAATGAAGGTATGCTAAAAGAATCATACAGTAGATTAAGAGTGTATGGGGGTGTGTTAATTGACAGTAGAGGATGGGGGTATACTTCACCAACCATATACTTTAATACAGACAGAATTAATTTTGGATTTAGTAAAACAATAAACAACAATGAATTTAAAATCACAGCTGCTATACGTTTGGGCAAAAATTAAAGACAAAAGTGCATTTTATTACATAATTGGGCATATAAAGCACAAGATTTATGGTAAAGAAATATATAATGTATTAAAACGTGCAAAAGAATGCCCTATTTGTTTTGAAAGATGTTACTGCATAGAATGTGGTTGTGAAACAATTCCTTTATTTTTATCTGGTAAAAAATGTAAAAAATGGAATGGCAAAACAAAGAAATAGACCTAGGTAATTTAGAACCTAATAAGGACTACGCATTTAACTTTTTGTATATGGGTGGTTCTAAGATTATGACTGTAAAACCTGCATGTGGTTGTACAGCAGCTAAAGTAGAAGATAACATTGTTAGCGGTATTTACAAAAGTGGTGCATTTCCACAGTATGCTAAAAGTCAAGGCTTTGCAGATGTAAAAGTTGTAAAGACTATTGATGTAATTACTAAAGACGATAAGAAACACAAACTGACTATTAAAGGACACTTGTATGATATTTAAAAAGTTTCCTGTAGTGTATTCATCACAACAAGATGAGCATGGTAACTATATAGAGTTTAGAGAAAGTATGTCTGCAACATTTGACAAAGAACCTTATATAAACAAAGAAGTAGTCATACCTACTTATATTAATGTAGCTGATTTAATAGTAATTGTACTTAGACCTGTTTTAGCAGGTGATGGTACTGTTATTGAAACTCAAACATTATTAGAACACGGTGAGAACTTTATGCGCACACATTGGATTATAGACTTACCTGTTGAAGAAACACTACGAATATTAAATACTAACGATGAAAACATACTAGATGTATAAATTTATTAATTCTGCTAATGGCGACTATAAAATAAATTTTTGGGAGATTAATCCGCAGATTGCTATTATACACCCATTTAGGCAATTGTATGAAAGAGATACTACTAAAGATAAAAGTGTATCGTCTTTAGAAATGTGGTGCATATTTATGTATTGTGACCCTAGTTATGACAATAAGATATTTAGATTACCTGCTGATAAAAAGTTAGACGCAATAAAATATGTAAACCCAGACTTTGATAAGGAAGATGCAGATATTGCAAAGTGTATTTTAGAATATGATGTGCATTGTTTAACTAGTGCAGCACGAGCATTTAAAGAAGAAGAACTATCATTATTAAAAAGGGCAGAGTTTATTAAAGATGCGCCATATACATTTGATGAAATAGCAACTAATAGAAGTGGAGAGTATATGTACACTAAACAAGGTAGCCCTATTGTAATTAAAGGTACTGCTAAAGACTTAGATGCGATGCGTAAGAATACACTAACTATTTACAAGCAGTATGAAGAAGTAAAGAAAATGTTTGAAGAAGAACAAGGAGAATTAAGAGTACATGGTGGTAGAAGGGAAAGTATATTTGAGAAAGGTGAACTGATAGAAGTAGATGATAAAGATTGATGACAAACCTATTTACACAGATTACATAAAGCTAGAAAACCAAGACCAATTTTTAGTTAAAGTACCTTTATTGCATCCAGATGACCCAAGGTATGCAGTATTTTGGTCTAAACAATTTAAGAACTGTATTGAAGGTGTATGGGGAGAAATGTTTGGTGGTTACAGATATATGCCTGGTAAGTTATACTTTTACAAGAACTACTTTTTAATTCAAGATACAGATGCTAACAAACAAACTAGGTATGTAAGACCTAGAACAGATGATATAGAATGGGAGTTAGCATATATGTCATTAGAAGCACACGGATTTAGTGGCTTTGTAAACTCAGAATACACAAGTTTAGAGATTGCTAAAGAAGGTAAGGTTACTGATTTAATCATGCAACGTTACCCAGAAGCAATAATTGATGGTAAGTTTAAAGAATATATACCGCCTAGAGAAAATATGCGTATGATTCATGATAAGCCACAAGGTAGAGCATTAATGCAAAACCCAACGTGGAATGAGTTTGTGTTAGGTACTAGAGGTGGTGGTAAGTCATTTAGCGCAGCAGCAGAAATAGAACACGGTATTGTATTTGATGGTACTACTATTTATAATGAAGACTTTAGACGAGGTAAACTAACTAGTGAATACATTGTAGGTAGTGCAGATTCAGATAAATCATCAGAATTGTGTAGTAAGGTAAGGGCATCTATAGAAGCAAAAGCTAACCCTAACTTTAGAGAGTTATTTGGTATATGGGGTAATCCAGAAGATGATGACTTTACACCAAGTCCTTTGTTTAAGGATATGACAGGTAGTTTAGTAAGTCCTAATAAAAAGAACCCTTATAGACACGAATATAAAGTACAGCTAGGTGGTAGATGGGTAACTAAAGGTACAAACTCTAAATTATTTCATGTAAACTACTCACCTAAAAAAGGTGATGGCGCACAGGCAGGTGCAGGGGGTAGATATTTAAAGAGTGTTATAGAGGAAGTAGGGTTGTTAGAAAATGTTATTGATGTACATACGTCTAACGATTCAACAGTAGCAAGAGATGGTGTAAGATTTGGTGTAGAAAGATACCAAGGTACATCTGGTAACATTGAATACATACAGGCATCAAAGAAAATGTTTTTAAGTCCGCAAGACTACAGAATATTAGCTTATGATAACCACCATGGTAGAGAAGGTAGAGATGGTAAGGTAGGTTTCTTCTTACCTTTTTATATGGTATTAAGACAATACAAAGATAAAAATGGTAACACAGACTATGAAGCAGCAGCAGAACATATAAATAAGATTAGGGCAGAAAAAGCTAAATCATCTAACCCAGATGTACTTAGAGAGGAAAAGATGAACAGGCCATGTTTTATAGAAGAAATGTGGGTAAACCCTAAAGGTTATTTACTGCCGTATGATGAAGCTGTAGTTAGAGAGCGTGAGTTAGTAGAATTTGATAAGTACAAACAAAAAGAAACACCTGTAAGATTAATATGGGATAGTAGTGTAGGAGAAGGTATATATAATGGTGTAAGAATACAGATTAATCATGATGTAGAACCTTACAGAGAATATCCGATAGACCCAAGTAAACGTAAGACACCTAATGGCACAGTAGTTATATACGAATTTCCACAACTTATTAATGGTGTTGTACCACCAGATATGTATAGGTTTGTAGGACATGACCCTTATGTAGAAGAAGATTTAGATAGGGGAGGTTCTGTAGGTAGTACCTATGTAATAATGAATCCTAAATATGCAGCACAAGGATATAATGGTAACACTATTGTAGCTAGTTATATAGATAAGCCTATCGGTGGTTTATCAGAGTATTACGAAAACCAAGAGAAGTTATTAGCTATGTATGGTAATCCACTACAAGGGCTATGTATAGAGAAAAACAGAGGGCAAGATTGTAGAGCGCATTATATAAAAAAGAACAAAGCTTACTTATTAATGCCATCACCAAACAGAGAACAAGGAACTAATATTTACCAAAAGAGTGTTACGTCTTATGGATATAATGTCGGTAATAGAATTGTTAAGTTACAATTAGCTAAAATGATGGCTGATTGGTTGTTAGAAGAAACAGAACTTAATGATGGTATTAAAAAGAATATAGAAAGAATACCATGTTTATATCTATTAAGGCAGATTATGAATTATGATTTAGATGGTAACTTTGATGCAGTAGATGGATTTAGAGGATGTATTGTAGCATTAAGAGAATATGAAAACTTACAAATATCAGAAGCAACTATTAATAAAGACAGAAAACAAACTTTTAGTAGGCTATTAAGCAATCCCAAAATATTTAGAAATGGCAAAGCAACGCAAAGGGTATGAATTAAGTGACTTTTTAAAGTTACGAATACCAGAAAAACAAAAAAATAAAGATTGGTATAAGTTTCAAGCAGATAGAATTATTCCTGCACAGACTACAGCTATGGTAGAAGATTATGAAGAAATGAAGAAGCTGTATGAGTTTAAGAATAACGACTTAACTAGATGGAAAGATGAAGTAGCATATTATTGTGGTAGTTTAGAAGAATATGGTGCAACAGAAGAAGAAATAGTACCATATAACCCTATACCTAATAAGATTGAAGTACTAAAAGGTGATATGCTATCTAGAGGTAACAACTTTAAAGTTATCTTACTTACTGCAAAAGCAATTCAAACAAAAAACAAAGACCTATACAATAAGATAGTTGAAAAGGTAAACACAGAGTTGCGGTTAGTTATTGAAGAACAAACTGCAAAGTTAGAAGGTATGGCTGAACAGGAAGTACAGCAGTACATACAGCAGTTAAGAGAAGAACTGTCACCAGAAGACATTAATATTAAAAACTACCAGTCAGAGAATGAAATATTAGCTAATAAGTTACTACAATTTACTTTATTTGACCAAGAGGTAAACACTAAAAGATTAGAAACACTTGAAGATACTGTAGTAGCAGATAGGTTTTATTTGTATAATGGATGGAAACATGGTAAGCCTTATATTGAAGTGCTTAATCCATTAAATGTTGGCTTTCACAAAAACCCTAACAGTCCGTATATACAACATAGTGATTGGGTATGGCACAGAGATGAAATTACAGTAGCTGATGCACTACAGATTTATGGTAATCAGTTAACTGATGATGAGTGTATGGAGATTATGCAGTATGGTCATACAGTTAATGCTATTGATAAAAGACACATGACAGAACCTGTATTTGACCATACAAGATATTTGTCGTTGTTAGAAACTTTAGGCGAGCGTACACAAAAGGGTGTAGGTTTACATCAAGGTACGTCACTAACTAATATTAATTTTACATCTACTTTATGGCGTGTGCATTTAGAGTTTAAAGCATTTCAAGAAGTAGTGTTCTTAACTGTTACAGACGAATACAATGAACCCATTACTATTACACTTGATAAAAAAGCTGATATTATTCCTAGTTATGCGGATAAGATTAAGTACACTAATAAGTGGTTTCAAGAAGATGAAAAGTATATGTGGACAGATGAAATGGGTAACAGCTATGAAGCAGAAATACTTTGGATACCAAGACGATACGAAGTTACCAAACTAGGTAATGATATTATTGTAGATGCTAGACTTGTACCTAACCAACCAGACTATGGTGAAGACCCGTGGTCAAGGTTTGAGTTAAGTTACAAAGGCGGTATATTAAATAGTAGAAACGCTAAGACTATTAGCATGATGCAAAGAGCATTACCATCTGCTTTTCAATATATGTCTGTAAAAAGAGTACAGGACAGAGAACTTGCTGCTTATGTAGGTATGGAAAGAGTAGTAGATGTTGACCAAGTGCCAGATGAATTAGCGTTAGATGCAGAAGGTAATCCACAACAAGGACAAGACAGACTACTAACAGCAGATGTAATTGCTAGAAAAACTAAAACTAGATATTATAGCGGTAGTAGAACTGCAAATGGTATGCCATTACCATCTACTAGAGGTGCAGGTGTAAGTTACAATATGGTAGATACTTCACCACAACTTATTAACTTACAGCAGTTGGCTAGTATGCTTAGTGCAGAAACAGGTATGATGATGGGAATACCACCACAAAGAGAAGCACAAGTAAGTCCAGGTACAAATGTTACAGATAACAGACAAGCATTAGTACAATCTACACTAGCTACACAAACACTATTTTATTTTATAGATAAGGTATGGTCTTATTGTTTAAACGAACACATGTTTAATCTTAAGACTTATATCAAGAATTTATTTCAGAATAATCCTACACTTAAACAACATCAGTTTATGTATATCTTACCAGATGGTACTAAAGAGTTGTTAGAAGTTACAGATAGGAATGTAGAAATGTTAGAGGACATTGGACTGTATTTGTTTGATAGTGGTAAAGACCAAATATACTTCCAGATGATGTTACAGTCTATACACGCTATTGCACAAAATGCAGGTGAAGGTGTTGAATCATTATCTGCTGTACTTAAATCACTTACATCTGCTAATAGTGTAGAAGAAGCACACAAAATTATACAGGTAGAAGCAGAAAAGCAGCGTAAGATGAAGGAGAACATACAGAAACAGCAAGAACAGTTGCAACAACAAATGAAGCAACAGCAGATGGAATTAGCCAAGTATCAAGCTGACCTAGAACTACAAGGTAAATTAGCACAAATTAAAGCACAAGGTGAAATGAACTTACAAAGAAGTGAGATTGAAGTGCAGAAGTTTGCTATGCAACACGACATTAATAAAAACGAAGTTAATGATAGCATAGAAAAGGAAAAGATGAAGATTGAACATGAAAAAGAGGAAAAGGCTAAAGATAGGCAGTTAGAAAGAGAAAAGCTAGAGAGTGAAAGAAGAAAAATTTTAGGTTAAATAGTAAATGTAATTATTGATTATTAACCTTTTATATATTGAAATTATTATAACTAAATTTGCGTTAATATGGAAAATGTACAAGAAAAGTCGTTATTCGATGATTTAGTTTCGGCAGATGAGCCAACACCAGTAATAGAACAAATTGAAAATGAAGCAATTGAAGAAATTGATGACGTTAGTGAAACTGACGCTGAAGTACAAGAACCTGATGTTGATGATGTTGAAGCTAAAGAACCTAGCAATGAAAATGCTGAAGAAGTAGACGATAGAGTAGAAGCACTCTATGAACTGTTACTTGAAAATCAGATTGTTGCAAAGAATGATGGCTTTAAACCTACCGTAGAAAATTTACAAGGGGTTATAGAAAGCTTACCAGAGCAATACTTTTTACAGGCTGCTGAATCTTTACATCCAGATGCTAGAGATATTGCTAAGTCACTATTTTATTTAGGCGAAAACGCTACTAAAGATGAAATAGTAAAACTACTTAGTGATACACCTACTACTAATATTGATGATGAAGACAGTGCCTATACTTATTTAGAGAATAAGTTAAGAGGTACAACTGGGTTTAAAGACGAATCAAGATTAGCAAAGTATTTGCAGACATTAAAAGATGATGACTCTTTAGTTGATACAGCTAAAGAAATGTTTGAAGAAGATGTACAAAATG